ATCCGACATAAGTACGGCGTCCATCGTACCAAATGTTGCAACCGGTGCTCTGACCGCAGTTGCTGCATCAACTTCCCCACCACAAAGAATATTTGATGCTGTTACTACCATACTAGGTATCGCCGCAGGAAGACCAACAGCAACACCACCTTCTGTTGTAACAAATCCCAGTGGACCTGCACTCATACCTGTTACCGCATCAACCCTAGTCTTGGAGGTGATTTTCTGTGCAGTTAATTCACCATTGATTGATAGGTCAGCATCTATGATTAATGCATCACCCGTCTGGAATGTAATCGAACCACCAGTATTGTATCCACCACCAATAATCATATCTCCCTGAGATTGTATTGTTGATGTTTTTTCGACTAATTGTTTGTAGTGACCTTTAACATGTTGTTCTAAGTTACCTTCAATCGTTTGTACCATATCACCCTGAACACGCATATTACAGTCACCTTCAATGGTGATGTTGCATGTACCTTTGATTAATACGTTCTTATCCTTTACTACAATTTCATAACCATCACCAAAAACTTTATGTACCACATCACCATTTGGATGCATTTCAATGAATGTGTTTGAACGGTGTGAGATACGAATTCTCTCACGTGTTGGAGTATCATCCATTTCAAACATATGCCCACGTGGTGTTTCTTTCACGTGATTGTAACGATATTCTGGTTGATTAACAGTATTGGCCGCAGATTCAGGCTCAAAAAAACCTTTGTAAAAAGATGGTTTAGTACTCATGGCGATTGTATTGTTGATTTGTTGAAGGAATTTGCAGTTGAGTTTACCAATGTTACGTTGGCATTTCCATAATTTGTGTTTATGAATTCCATAATAAGGTTTGCGTGTTCTGCATCCGCATCAAAAACAGTAATATTAATCAAATCTGTTAATGTGTTGTTAGCGGTGTTTGCAGATGTTCCATTTGCATTGTTCAAAGCTTCCTTAGTTGAACCGCCTAATTGGTCCAACATACCTTGAATGTCTGATGTGTATATACCAGGAATTGATTTCAACATATCAATAAATTGTTGAATTGATCCTAAGAATTGAGTGATACAACCCTGAATCATCGCCTTGATTCTGTCTGGTAGACTATCCAAGTAATCCACGATTTGTTGAATGTCTTTAACAAGATTATAGTATAATGATGCTGTCTCAGCAATCATTGCTACCTTTTTTGTAAGTGCATTAATTTGTCTGACTAAATCTTTTGCAACAGAATATGACTTGGATGCAATTCCTGATGGATCCATGCCCAATGCAGGTAACAAAGAATTAATGATTGCACGAAGTTGTGTGTTTAATTGTGTTAATAACAAACTCATAAATTGTGCTGAACGATTCTTACCTCGTTTAATCGCATCCTGTATCTCTGCGATTGGATTTGTAAGCCCAATATTTATTGTTGGTAGATTAATAAAGTATCTAAAATCACAGGCATGTTCCAAACTACGGTTTGTTGTAGCTATGACTGTATTAGACACATCACCTTGTGCTGCATAACTGACAGTAGTTGAGTTTATTGTTCCGTATGCAGGAATGCCATTAGGTCTGTCTCTTTTAATCCAAGCTGTGTTTGCAGAAAATACATCTAGTGTTGCGAAAATACGTGGAATAGTTCCCGTTACGATTGGCATTTGTGATTTATGACCATCGGAGAAATAACCAATGACGTTTGTTCCTTCTAACAGAACAGATAATTCACCCCATACGTTGGGTCCTTGTTGTACCGATGCCCAAGGTAAGTCCTCTGTAGGTAGTTTCAACTTATTGTCTGTGTGAATTCCTCTTATACGCACACGTACACGACCCAACTTTAATGGATCTCTTGTGTCCTCTACTACTCCGTACCATTCTCCACGTGTCATTTGTTAGATTCCTTTACTGTTCTTTGATATCTCTAAAACAGTTTGATATACACCACTACTTTGCAACACATGACGAGCCGCAGTAATTAGATATTTCCCCGAATAAACACCATCTTTGGTTCTCTGATTCTTAGCACCAGACATTTGTATTGAGTATATTGAAACATCAATTGTTGAACCTATTGTTAATAATGAGTTTCCAGGAACAACTATTTTTAATATGGTGTGATTGGCCAGTGCTAATTGAGATGTTCTAAGACTCAATGTTTCCTGCATATAAAAATCTGGTGTAACACCTTTATTATTTTTTATATAGTCAACGGTATTTTCGCCTGAGTTTGTGGGTACAACTCTGATATAACCTTCAGGTTTCTCGTTGGCACTTGGTGTTGATTGTATGCCTTGACCATTTTGTGGTGAAACTTGTGACAGATACTTCAAATAATTAAATTCTTTAACGTGTGTCTGACCAGTTGTATAATTTACACCAATAAATTTATTTGAATATGCACCATTGGATAGTTCTCTTAGTGTATTATATGAACGCACATATTCTATTGCAATGATAGAATCATCTTCTTTTGTTTTATCTTCAGGTGCCGTCAAGTTTGTTTGTTCATAACGATAGTAGGCCACAGGTTCTTGTTCCATGAGTGTATTCAATGAAACAAAATTATAACCAAATCTATTTTCGAAAAGAAACATATCCGCACCAATTGTACCGGATTCACTTTTGTTCTGTGGTCTTGCATAGTTGGCCAACTCACTGACAACCTCAAAAGGTTTTATCATTGGTGGAATGTAGTTATAGTAACCAAGTGTGGGTTGTATGTAACTGATAGGTGTCTTACATTCCAATTCATTGGTCAAAACGTCCTTAATCATATAGGCAATATCTTTACCTTTATATGATTTACTTACGGCTTTTTGTTGATTACACAATAAGTCCTGTGAACAAAAGTGTAATTTATAAAATTCACCGTTCAAGTTACCTACAGGTCTTCTGTCCTTGATTGTATAGGCAACAAGATGTTTTGTTGGTGTTTTAGTATTTTTATATTTGTCAAACTTCAAAGAAATAATCTCTGTGCCATTTAAGTGTAATAATTCAATTAGACCAAGGCCATCACGTATCATTAGATATCCACTGACAGCAAAACTATAAATGTCCTCAAAATAGGATATCTCAACAACCATTTCTTTTAGGTCGTGTTGTTCACCTGTGGATAATGTAATCGTACAAGTTTCTATTGACGCAGATTGCGTATAGTATGCCTGGATATCTGTTGAACTCATTTATTACTCAATAGTTTTTGAAATTCTGATTCAATTTGTGGAACATAAATTTTGTTCAACAATTTTATATTTCTTTTAGATTCATTCAACTCTAGTTCATAATCATAATATGTTTGTATATTCTTAGTTATTTGCACATCAACCGTTTCATTTTCAAAAGATAGTGTACTTGTTGATGGCACTAAGTTATCATACTCATCTTCAGAAATAGATACTATATTCTTTGTTTGACCATACAAACTATTATTTTGTGTAATAATTTTTTGGTATGTTTTTGTTGTAGTATATGGATTCAAACCTAGTGTGTCGTATTTGTCCGTTACATAATTTTGAAACGCAACACTACCCAATGGCCAATCCCACTGTGGATCCAACGTTTGATTTGAAAACATAACAATCCAATAACGATAACTGTCGCCATAATATTTGTGTGCAACAATTTCAGGTGTATCGCCTTCCTGTATATCATACGAATAATATACCAGTGCATTATTCATAATCTGAGGCATCATACTCAACCTTGCCATCAGGTTCTTATAAATTTGAGTTGTGCCAGTTTCATTGGTAACACTGACTAAAGGTAATGCGTCAAAATACTTCATGCATAACCTCCTTTTGATGTTTTGTCCATAATTGTTCGGTCCATCAATTCTATTTCTCTGAAAGAAAGTGATAACGTTGTTTGAACTGGTGCACCGTCAGCTAAGGCAGACCAACCATTCGGTGCATAATCTGCTGTTACACTTTGTAAAACGCAACGTAAGACGGGTGGAACATTCAAGTTTCTCTGGCCGTCAAAGAAGAAACCCAATTCAAAGATTGACGGTGGTAACCAGAAGAAACCAGCAATACCTTGTTGTTTAGTGGGTGCTGCAGCTCGTTGGAAAAGGCGAATAATCTCTCTTACGTTTGCCGCTTCATCTGGTGATGTTGGTGTGAATGTGAATTGTAGGTCAAATTCTCTGAAATCTATACCTTCAAACAACATTTGTTGTTGTGGGTTGAAAGTATAACCTAGTTTTTTACTAATCAACTTTGACATGTTGTTATTAATCATGGAAGTCAAAGCAGTTGAAATTTTACCTATCAGAGGAGTGGAGTTGACTGCATCAGCCAAACTCAACTTGTCATACTGTGCCTGATAACTGAAATTTAAGGTATCTGGCATGTATAATCTGATTGTTGCAATTGGCTCACTGTATGTTTCTGGATTCATTTCCAAGAAACCAGCTAAATTATTCAGTGCAGATGTTCCAACTGCTGTCGCACCGGACAATCCACCACCATTTTCTGTAAAAGTTTTTTCACTGTCACCTACGATATTTTTTACAATATCACTTGTTTTCTTTAACGTTTCCTTCAAATCAATTTGTTTGATTTTTTGTTCCACAGTTTTAGTGTTAACGGTGAAAGGTTTAATATCACGCACGACAAATTGAATCGCATGACCTTTATCAAAAGAATCTAAATCTTTTGGGTATGCAATTGATGTGGTATTGTATTGGTTTTTATATAAATCGCCGAGTGGACCTTCCGTTGGAGTATCTGCTGGACCAGATTCAAACCAAGCATAGTTTGGATCGTATTCTGGACCACCAATATCTATTCTGATAGGTGTGTTACCTGAATCCCACGTTTTATTATTATCTGTTGCCATTTTTTACTTAAAAAAAGATTATACATAGTATTTATGGCATATTCAGGCATCTTTAAACCTACAAATCCCAGTAAATACGCAGGGGATCACAAAAACATCATATGGCGATCCACTTGGGAATGCCGTGTAATGACATGGTTGGACAAGAATCCAAACGTCATTTCATGGGCATCCGAAGAACTAATCGTGCCATATGTGTCACCCGTAGACAGTAGGTGGCATCGGTATTTCCCTGATTTTCTGGTAAAAGTCAAGACCCAAGATGGTAAATCTAAAACCATGATGCTTGAGGTCAAACCCAAGAAACAGACCAAGGCACCAACTCCACAGAAAAGAGTTACTAAGAGATACATTACAGAGGTTACAACGTGGGGCGTCAACCAGGCGAAGTGGAAGGCGGCTGAGGAATACTGCAAGGACCGTGGTTGGGAGTTCAAAGTGATAACAGAAGACCATCTAGGACTCTAATAAATACTCACATGAAACCATCTATACTTACTACATTATCTGACGAAAAAATTGCAGCCCAATTACCATTAATGAGCCGTGATGCTTTGCAATGGCTGAGACTAAAGGTTGCGGCTCTTAAAAATCCAACTGTGATTGCAAGAGGAATCACAAGAGAAAAAGACCGTCATACACGCATCAACGACTACCGAAAGTTTTTGATTGGTGGAATGTATATGTTTGCGTATGACCCCAAAACTAAGGCCGACCTACCATATTATGACAGATTTCCATTGGTTATGCCGTTGAAGCGAGAAGCTGATGGATTCATCGGATTGAACTTACATTATCTTCCTATTGGTTATCGTATTCGTTTCCTAAAGAAATTGATTACTTTGGCGCAATATGATGGTGAGGACATTAGACGCATCAGAATGACCTATGATATTCTAAATGCAACCAGTAGGTATAGAGAATTCAAACCTTGTATTAAGAAATATCTATTACCACAAATCGAGTCACGTATAATCAAGGTTGAATCTGAAGAATGGGACACAGCGATTTTCTTGCCAGTACATCAATTCAGAAAAGAAAAAGCACCAACAGTCTGGCAAGAATCTGTTGAAGAAATAAGGAAATCATAAAATGGCAGGAAGTATTGCTGATTTTAAGTCTAGTTTTAATACAGACCTTGCGAGAGCTAGTAGATTTGATGTGTCACTAAATGTGCCACTATCATTGTTATTTGCATCGCCAATGTCACAACGAAAATTAACATATCGTTGTGAAAGCGCACAATTACCAGGTAGAACATTTGCTACCATGGATAGAAAAACATATGGTCCAGTTGAGAAATTGCCATATTTGACCACATACAATGATATTGATTTGACTTTCATCTTGGACGATGATATGAAGACCAAGTTAATGTTTGATGCGTGGCTGGATCTTGTGAATCCAAAACAAACAAACAATTTGAATTATAGAAGTACATATGCAACTTCTATGATAATTAATCAATATGATGTTGCGAACAAAAAAACTTATTCTGTCGAATTGAAGGATGCATATCCAATTTCAATGAATCAACTTGATTTGGATTGGTCATCTGATGGCGTACATAAATTGACCGTTACATTTGCATATACAAAATGGACTAACAATTCCATTACAAATTATATTTACTGAACTGAGGAGTTATTATGGCTTTACCAAAACTTGAAGTGCCTTCGTATGAACTTGAATTACCTATATCCAAGAAGACTATTAAATACCGACCTTTCCTAGTCAAAGAACAAAAGGTTTTATTGATGGCAATGGAATCTGGTGACACAAAAACCGTACAAAATGCGGTGGTTGATGTTTTGAATGTTTGTGTATTAACACCAAACTTTGATATTTCAAAAACACCAATCATTGACATTGAGTTTCTGTTTTTGAACTTACGTGCAAAGTCCGTGGGTGAAATTGTCGAAAACAAATATCGTTGCAACAACGAAGTTGATAGTGAAGACGGTGGTAAAAAAGAATGTGGCAACACAATGGAAATAAAAATCAACTTAACTGAAATTGTTCCCTTTAAGGAAAAGGAAGTTGATTCTGAAATTCATCTGACAGACAAGCTTGTTGTTAAGATGAAGTATCCAGAGTTTGAAATTATGAAAGATTCAATTGATGCAGAGAACATTACAGAAGTAACGTTTAAGTTGATTGCAAGTTGTATTGATTACATTTATGATGGTGAACAATTCTACTACTCACATGAAACACCAATTGAAGAATTGATTGAATTTATTGAGAATTTGAGTCAACAAAACTTTGAAAAGATGGAAGAGTTCTTCAACAATATGCCAAAACTCACCAAAAAGGTTCAAATGACCTGCAAGAAGTGTGGTTTCCCACATTCTTTTGAGGTGGAGG